GAGTTCGTAGCAGCAGACTCCGTAGGGTGCTTCCTTCTCGACTGCGATGAAGATGAACCGGTTGATGCCGGTGATGCGCTGATACCAAGCGGCTTGAACATGGTAGCGGAACTGAGCGCAACTCTTAGCGAACGCCGCGGGGCTGGCGTCCTGGGTTGTCTTGAGGTCGATGATGTAATCCTTGCCGATCCCATCGATACGGGCTTTGACCTCGATGCCGGACCATTCGGCGAAGTAGGAGACCTCGGTCTTGATTCCATCCAGTAGGCCAGCGGCAGCAGGATGAGCGTGAACCGCATCGGCTGCTCCGGTGAGGTTGTACCATTGATCCGGCGGCAGCGGGATCTGTCCGTTGTCGATGATCAGTTGGTGATCTTCCTTACCCTGCTTGGATCGACGATCACCATTGAAGAGCCTGTAGGTGAGGATAAAGCGTTCCGGCTCCAGGACGGCGCAATGGGCGGCGGTGCCGAACTCCAGCGCGGGGCTGGATTCGTTGCGAGTCTTTCCATCCTGCCAAGAGCGGAAGTGCGCGGGGGACTTACGAAACTGATCGAGACCAGACTTCGAGAGTGCCTTCGCCTCGTGGTAATCCGAAGCCGGCATGTCGAACATGATATCAACCATTGGAAACCTCCGTGGTGGCGATCTCAGGGGTGACGATGACGGCGAGCTTGCTGAGGATGAGGTCCGGCTTGCTGATGTACTTGGATGCAACCGCATCGGGGAGATCGCGGAAGGTCTGACCATCCTGAATGCGACCGGCCTTGAGAAGCAGAGCGTTGACCTCTTGCTCGCGGTCCTCGAACAGGGCTTCGAGCTTGGCGGTGATGTCGAAGCTCTTAGTGGGAGCGACCGATACCTCGGTGAGAGCGGGGGTAAACTCCTCGGTCTCCTCCGGTGTGTAGATGCCGGCCACAACCTCTGGGGCGAGCATGCGAACCGCTTTGCTGATACAACGAGCGCGGAGCATTGCGGAAGGATCCTTGGCCCATCCAGACCCCGGCTTGGCGGGCAGTAAGCCGGCCATCTTAGCGTCCTCGGTGGTGAAGGAGATCTCGCATGAGTTTCCATCGTAGGTCCAGAGGGCGATGGCGGCGCGGGAGTCGAACTGCTTCCAGAGGATCTTACCTCCGCGGGCACGGTAACCGGCGAGCATGGCATCGGAGCGCATGCTGAGGGATCCGTTGATGATGTGGTACTCGCGCTTGAAATCGAACGGGGTCTTCTTCTCGGCGGCGCACTGCCACGCGATGAGTTTACCTTGTTCGACCTTGGTGCAGCCTAACATGCCGGATGCCGCGATCCACTCGCCCATCTTCTCGATGGCTGAGATGGGGTCTTGGATCTTGGAGTACATCTCGGAGTTATCCGAGGGTTGGGGGGTTGTCGTTGCGATTGAGTTGTTCATGGGTTTTGTCTGAGGAGTTCCTCGATTACATCGGAGCGGACACGGATGGTTCTCTTCGTCGCCTTCATGGCTGGAAGTTTTCCTGACCGGATCCACCGACGCACCGTCTCGGGATGAGTCCCGAGAGCCGAAGCAATCTCCTGGACGGTTAGAAGTTTTACGCTCACGCAAGCCAAAGTAGCAGCGTGTTGCAAACTGTCGAGAGTTTTCTTTCGGAAAGTTTACTCGGCCTACTCTTCGGGGACCGATCCGCTGCTGGCGTAGGTGTTGAGAAGACCAAGTGCCGCTTCTCGATTTGGTGCCCTGTTTATGCGGTCAATCAAGGTCCGAATCTCTGCGGCTGCGGCTGCCTTGTTCTTGAGTCCAGTGGCTCCTACGGTGCGGGCCAAGACCTTGGAAGCTAGAGCGGGACCACCAACCTCCATTGCAGAATAAAGGGCCGCTGATAAGGCACCCGTTGCCAAGCTTTGAGTTACTCCTTTTCCGGAACTTAAGATAGCGGAGGCAGAGATTGCGCCAACCGCAAGCGGACCCTTGATCAGGGCCGTTGCGCCTTTCTCGATCGCAGTTCCACCAACGCTTTGGCCAGCTCCACCAGCAGTTTGCTTGCGCTGATTGATAATTTCTAAACCTGGCATGAGTTCGTTCTCAATCTTTGAGATGAGGTTTGAACCTAAAATGTCGGTGTAACGCTCTCTTACAGCCCGGTCTTTGAGCGTGTCTTTTAAACGCTGAAAATCCAAATTTCTTGCACCCCCGCTTACCCCTTCTGCTGTCCTTCCAAACAAGAGATCTTCGACAGCGGATGCGCGGGTGTTCACCAGAGCTTGGGATGCCTGTTTGCGAAGCTGAGGGGTGGATCCAGAGACCACTTGCTCCTGAAGCGCGTTCATCACGGACTTGATGTCCTTGGAATCATCAAGCAGACCAAGGATGCGCTCGCTTATCTGGTACCCGGCCATCGTGTCCGATTTGGCGAATTCACGGGCCTTTGCGGCAGTGCTTGCCTCCTCGCCCATGTTTGCGGCGATTCGATTGAGGCTGTCGATGTCTTGAATGGTTCCCAACCCAAGTGCCTTCAGTTTTGAAGGATCCTCAGATCCCATCACTGAAAGCTTGGTGAGCAGATTGCGATAATCAACATCTCCAGCTTGATTTGTGCTTCGATTGATCAGCCCTTTGACGACATCGAAGTTCTCAAGATCAGCGATGTCTCCAAACCCAAGCTTCTTCATTGAACCTGGAGAGGTTCTTTCGATTCCATTCAGATAACCGAGGAGTTTTTGGTTATCAATCCTACCGTTTTTCCCAAGAGACTTTGTGGCAATGTATTGCTGAACCAATGAGTTGATATCAGATCTACTTGGAATGCCTTCGACTCCAACTTCCTTTAGGTTATCTAATAGTTTGGTGATTCCTCGGTAGTCACTGGAACTAACGCCGGACTTAAGAACATCTGAACCAATCCTCTCCAGCATCTGCTCTGGTTTTCCCCTTATACCTTGAAACGCTGATTCAACATATGGATCCTCCCACAATCCTCTGACCTTCTTGTACTTGGCTTGAGTTTCTAGGAATTTTTGAGCGATCTCAGGCTTGAATACAGTCGTCGCCTGATCGTTCATCAATCCCGTGATCGATTTGGATAAGTCCTTGGCTTGAGCTTGGGCTTTGCTTCCGTATGCTCCTGTAGATGACGCCCAATTTTCTAAATCGCTCCGAATGCCACGCAGTTCATCCAAAGAAAACTTCCCGGGAACGTCTCTGTATTGGGTAGTAAATCCATATTCAAAATCCCCTGTTGATCCAACTGGAACCTTTGAAACTTTGTTTAAGCGGCCAACAATCTCGTCCAAAACAGGAATGTTGAGCTTTGGAAGCGTGGAAGACAGCCCTCTTACTTTTTCAGAAATACCTCCAAGATCAAACACCTCATCCTGAGTCGGAATGCCAGCGTATTCCTTTTTAAAGAAGTCGTCAGTTACCTGTTTTAATCCTAGCGGTTTTCCTTCTTCTTTTTGAGTGAGCAGTTGTTGAATCAGTAATCCTTTATCAGCCGTGTCAGCCGCACGAGGCACACCGGATGGAAAAGCAGATTCGGTTGCTCGTGTTTCAGCAGATGCAATTCGAGGTCCGAGTTTAGATTGGATTTCCCTTTCGGTCCTTACACCTAGTCCTTCAACAAACGTGTTGTACGCAGCTTCAGTATCAGCAATTTGTTGTGCAGAATTGGCTGAGTACGCTTCCTGTTCCGCTTTTGAAAGCTGCTTGGCGTATGACTTCGCTTCCTCGACAGCACCGTTCAGTGCTTGTGTTGCACTTGAGAAATCCCTTGAGTTTCCAGTGATCTCTTGAACCTTGTTCAATCCAAGAAGAGCAACAGCGTCCTGATAGACCCGTTTTACATCACCAGGTTGGCCAACTCCTTCTACGCCACCAATGCGAAGGGCTGCTTGTTCGATCTCTTTAAGTTGAGCATCTTCCAGTTTACGAAGAGTTCCAGAGCTAATCTTTGATTGTGCCCTTTGAGCAAATGCTGCTGCTTCAGGCCATACATCTGAAAACAATGGAGTGATACCCGCCTTTTCAACTGTTTCCGCTTTCTTACCGAATCTGGAAAGCACTTTAGAAACCTCCCCAGCAGTATCTCCTAAAAGTTGAGATCCACCAGTTATAGCTGTTGGAACAAGAGCTTCACGAACCGCACTTGGAAGATCTGTGACGCTTCCGCTAACGGCACCTCCTGCAACAGCTCCGGTTCCAGCAAGACCTGTATTTAACGCAAGATTTGCAGCTCTATATGCAGTTGCCGTTTCTGGGGCCGATTTTAAAAACGGAATATACTTTGAAAGCGGAACTCCTTTTAGTGTTGGAACAGAAGAGCTAACTCCTTCACCTAATATTTCACGAGGTCTAAATGGTTTATCCTCAGATACATTTTCAATAACTTGCCTTGTTCCTGCACCTGCAAGTCCAGCCAGTGCCCCAACTCCAGCTTGAACAAGCGGGCCAGCACCACCTGTTGCAATTCCTGTAATTATCGAAGGAGCATAGGTTGCATATTTTGCGGCAGTAGTTTCGGCAGACGAACTCATCGGTCCACCACCCCCGCGCATTTCCCTCATCGACTGCATTCGTTCTTCGCGAGTAGCCTCTGGACTTGCAATCCGAGAAACCATCGCCTGCCTTTCTTTTCGGAGCAAGGCGTCCAATTCCTGTTGATCGATTGATTGCCTCTCTTTTGCAAGCAACGCATCAAGTTCCTGTTGTTCGGCAAGTGTAATATCATTCATGCTTTTTAAAATTAAAGCTATTTAGTTTTGCCGAGTTTCTTAATAAGCTCTTGCTTCCTTGCTTCTTCTTCTGGTGATAGCACTGACTGCTTCTGTTGAGGCTGTTGTTGCTGTTGAGAATTGTTTCCAAACACACCAAGCAGTCTTGATACCTCTGGATTTGATACGTATTCTTTAAACTCTTTTTTCTTTCTAGAAATACCAGTGACAGTTCCATCAGGAACTGATTTTCCTGAGTCTAAATAGAACGTAACAGGGTCATATCCAACCGTTCGATCGATGAACTGAAGTGCGCGGTTGAAGAAATTTTTGTCTTTAGGTGTACCAAAATTAATATCTCCCTTTTGGCCTTCACCAAGAGTAAGAGATTGTCCGAATAGTGTTAGGCGTTTTCCAGACACAAAACCTTCATATTCCTGATACAAAGATTCAGCCAATTCTCTTTCATCACTGTTTTCAAAAAACTTGGATTTCAAGTTTCCAAGCTCGTTTGCAATGGTTCCAAAGTTTGCGTTCTGAAACTTTTTAATGCTTCCAGGGTTTTTTGAAACCTTTGAAAGTGCTTTCATGAACCTATTGATTCCATAAAGAGACTGATCGTACTCTTTGATTTCTTTCAACTGATTTTGTTCAAGAGGTTTTCCAGCCTTCACTGCGGACAAGAACTTATCACTCTGCAGCCAATAGTTCGGAACATCGGAAGAAAGGTAATTGAGTCGAGCTACGTTTTCAGGAAGAAGTCTCTGTTCAGCAGGAAGCTGAAGAATAGCTGCAAACTCTTCTGTAGCTTTAGCACTTCGTTCTTTGTTTATTGCGTCAGCAGTAGTCATCTGCTCCTTGTCTCCAAGTTTCATCAAAGACTTCGCCAACACAGGAGATACTTTTCCTATTGTTTCAGGAGTGTATCCTTCAAAAGCTTTGAGATTTGGATTGTTTGCATACATATCAACAAGCCCCTCAACATCAGCTTTTTGACGCATTTGAAATGGAAGCTGATATCTTCGAGCTTCAATCATTCCTTTCATTTGAGCAGCGGTTGCTCCTTCTGGAATTTCAACATTAGGATCCATTCCCAAAAGCTGAGATCTAAAGGCTGGAGTCTGAATCTTTTCCTGAACAGACGCTTCCAATTCCTTTCCAAGGATATCTCGTTTTGTAGCACCATATCCAGATTGGAACGCTGGATCCTGACGATTGGCAAGAAGAGCCATTCCTTGAGGAGTTCTTCCGAGTGCAGCCATCTGAGCCGCTTCAGTTCCAATCTCTCGACGTTTTCTAGCCTCCATTGCTTGAGCCAAAACCTCTTCTGGGTTTGAACCCGGCAACAAACCAAGACCTCCTTCAGCCGCTGCTATTTTAAGCCTTAGCGTGTTCTCCATCATCTGTTTCTTGATCGCTCGCTCCTCGTCCCTTTTATTAAACTCCTCTTGGAGCAACGCCTGACGCGCCCTAGCCGCCTCCTGAGCGCGTTGAGTGGTTCCAGTGATCTGGCCAGCGAGTCCACCGGTAAGGACGTTGAAGATGTTGGATGCAGCCCCAGGGCGGTATTTCGCCTGAGCCTCGATGTCGGCGGGATCGGGATAGTTGTAGTTCGTAGCCATAGGTTAGTAGCCTCCAGCGAAAGTGTTTTTCTTGCGAAGTGTTCCGGTGGGAACGGGTGTTGGTGCCATGCTGCGATCGGGATTCATTTCGCTCCCAACAGGTTCTTGTACTGGACCCATTCTGTATTGATTCATTCGATCCTCCATTCGCCTCTGAAGTTCTTCATCTCTAATCTGCTTCATGGCCATAGTCCGTTGTTCGAGCTTGTCGTTCATGCCACTGGCCTGCCCATAGATACCTCCAGTCAGCAAATTGCCAAGACGTTCCATGATGGATGGATCGTACTTCGCAGCCTCGCGTACCAACTCGGGGTTGACGCGGAATGCTTCGGCCTCAGCAAGTTGTTGCTGCTGAAGCTCTTTGTCGCGCCCGCTGAGGTTGTTGTACAAACCACCTGTAGCAAAATTCGCGGCGTTCTGTAGGAAGTTTTCTAAAGCCATAGTGTTATTCCATCAACGATCTTCCAGCTCCGCGTCCACGAATCACCCTCATTGCCGCTGCGAGGATCTCATCGGGGTCATAGTTGATATCTTGAGAGTATCCAGGAGCAAGCAGTTCCGCGGCCCTACGAGCGGGAATCGGAACTTCCGTTGGCATCTTAAATGGAATTATACGACCAGGATTACGAACTGTATCAGTATACTTTGGAGGTTCCGGAAGATTAAGATTAGGTTTAGGAATAGAAACAACTGGTCTTGGTTTAACAATGGTAGGTAAACCAGGAGTAGAAGGTATTTCTGGAATTGTTCCTTTAATCTCTTCTTGAGGAGGTACCGGAGGCGTTGGCGTTTGCCCTCCAAGCATTTGCTCAATCTCTTCTGGATTGAGATATTTTACATTCTCATCTTCTTTAGGAGGAGCAGGTTTATCAGGTTTTGGGATGTAACGATCAACCCACTTCCATTGATCGTAGTCCATAACAGGGTCCAGCATTCCAGGAGGAATGGGAGGAAGGCCCAACCTTGGAGGGTTTGGAAGAACTCGCGGTTCTACAAAGTCAGGGTTTGGAACAACTTCAATAGGTAACCCAGAGATTGGGTCCATTATTGTTGTTGCACTTGTACTTGCGCTTAATTGTTCTGCTACAGGATTTAGCTGCTCTTGATTTAAAGTCTGAGGATTACTCAGATCTGGATCCGAGTAGTAACTCATCGGATCCACAGGAGGTTGAGCGTATCCAGATTGAGTTACTGGACCGAATTTACTGGCTGGAGATACTTGAACAGCCGTAGGAGCGGCCATTGGAGTAAACACTGGAGCAGAAGGTTCCTGATATGAACCGGGTGTAAATTCAACGGGAGCTTGAAGGCTCTCCAGAGCCATGAGGTACTTCTCAAACGGAGATATTTCTAAGCGTTGAGATGGTGGAGCAGCCTCGTTTTCAAATGGAGGATTTGATCCTGTGACATTGTACCTTTGCTCGGTTAAAGGATCGAGAGGAGTTCCAATGTTATTGAAAAACTCAAACGAATTTGGAATCTCGTTTGCCATAGGTTAAACCTTTGGAACCAAGCTGTTGATTCGAGCTATCATCCAGTTGGCCACAAGCTTCTTGACCTTGGGCTTGTCCTTGAGCCACTTCGCGAACTTCTCGGCGTTGCTGTCATAGAAGCTCTTGAACCACTTGGGTCCAACGAGTTCCTTCCAGAAGTAGAACGCCTCCCACTGATCCGGGATACACTCACGAGCGACATGGCAGGCTATAGCAGCACTTCCAAGTGATCCGATCGCGCTCGTAACACCCTTAAGAATGGCCAACGGAGATCCAGCTTGAGAGGCTTGAAACTGATTCTGAGCGTTTTGAAGAGCGAAGCTAGATCCAGTCTGGAGCAACTGACCTGGTCCTGCTTGCTGCATACCTTGGATATATTGAGGCGGAGCAAACGGAGACGCACCCTGCTGGAGGTTACCAAGTTGGGCGGCTTGAGAAACGATCGGCTGGAGTCCAAGAGCGGATTGGACGTTGGCGATATTCTGTTGCTGGATGCCTTGACGTTGCTGTTGAGAAGCCATCTGACCAGCAAAGCTTTGCTGCATTGCGGTGTTCCGCTGACCGGTGGCAGCAAGAATGTTCTGGAAGGCTTCCTGTGCTTGGCGATTGGCGACATCACTGCTGGTCTGACCGCTCTGAAGTAGACCAATAGCTTGCTGCCGGCGTTGGACATCGGCGTTAGAGATGGCCTCGTTTACGGCGCGGGCTTCGCGGAATGCCGAAAGGTTTCCAAGGAGATTGCCAGTCGAAGTTCCGCGGGCGCGAGCAGCCTGTTCCGCACCTCGGATCATGGCTGGATCAAGCGTACCGGCTTGAGCGAGACCAGAGCTAATCTGCCGTTCAAGGTTGCTACGGATTCTTGCAGCCTCACCAGTGTCTTGAGGACCACCCGGCATGCCTACGCGCTCGTAGGAAGGGGACTCAATCGTGTCTTCGGGAATCTGATTATTTCCAGACTTAAGATCCTGAAGGAAATTCTCGTAAAGAGCGTAACGGGTAGGATCAACCTCTTGAAGCTCGGACCTTCTTTGAGCAGCAAATTGACGCCCATATTTTTGAGCTACAGCAAGTTGAGCTGCGGCCTGTGGATCAGCCAACTCATTGGATACTTGAGCAATTTGTCGCGTTAGATCTACATCTCCCTGACCGGTGAAATCGTATTCACGAATTATAGTCTTACCGGTTTTTGGGTCAACGCGAGGATTCCCATCTTTATCGAGCAACACATACGATCCTTTTGTTCCAAGCCGAGAAGCTGATTCCAGCTCTCGAATGATAGGGAAAGTTTCCGCTTGGGCATAAACTGCCTCGCGGTTCGCCGCTGCCATGTCTGGTGCTTTATAAGTTCCGCCCATAAGAAATCCTCTTGTTCATCAGGAGTTTGAAGTACCTGTCAAAATCGTACAAACGGTTAATGCCTTTTCTAAAACCACCCAGCTTGGTGACGTTTTTAGAGCATAACCTCATCATGGCCAACCAAAGGGTTTGAACCGCATGCGGCTCGGTGCCAATGGCAATCTCGATCCACGCGATGTGACCGTCTGGGAAGTTGTTGTTGAGATCCTCGGATTCCTCGATGGAGTTCAGGAACCGAACAGCTCCCACCCCGACGCACTTTCCTTCCTCGTTCTTCACAATGCCAATCAGCTTCTTGGCGTTGAAGATCCCGATCCAGTTGAGGATTTGATCCTCAGTCCATGAGGAGCAAGTTGGCCAATGCTCTCGCAGTAGCTTGGCCGCTTCAATGTTTGTTGGATGTGCGATCATTGCTGAGGACGCACAGAATCAACGAATCCAGAGAGAATAGTGGATTGCAGAGACAAGCGACCAGCGTCTGCGGTTACTTTGAATTGCAAAGTATTCCAGCGGCCTTGGCTGATCAGGTTGTAAGCCTTCAGGAACTTCTGGCTTGAGGTGATCGCCAGCGCGGAATCGAGCGTCACGAATGTGTCCGACATATCCTTGGCCAACGACACTGCGGCAGTCGTGGTGGCGGTGGTGTACGGGTTATCGAAGGCGAACTGAACGCTGTACCCGATCTTGTCGGGGATAGGTTCGTTGAGGTTGTAAGCCTTGGTGATAACCGTGGATTCGTAATTCGCACCCCCATCGGTGTATGCGGAGCTTGAGACCGGATTCAGTCGGCTGTTCGGGAGGTAATCGTTGAATGACCAGACTTGGCCCGCTCCCGCTGATACCGAGACGATATCGCCGGCAAACATGAGGACGGGTCCAAATGTTGAGAATGAGGTTGGGATGAAGTCGTTTACGATCCAGTTGTCCCAGTAACCAAGCCAAGAGCGGGCCAGTGAGTGGTAGACAATGACCGCGTTGTTCTCGTTGAGCGCACCTTCGAGGGCGATATCGAGGCTGTTCTCGGTCAGGAGCGCGTATTCGCTTTCGATTCCGAGGATCGCTGGTTCCTCGGCAACGAACGGAACCGCTAACAGATAGCGGTTGTTCCAGAATACACCGTCGCAGAGGTCGAGCTTGGTCTTGTCGATGCGACTGATGAGGTCGTTGATCGGGCTGGAGAGCGCGAGACCTACGCTGGTCTGGGTACCGGCTTGGATCTGCTGGAGAGATCGGATGCCGTCGCGGGAGAAGAAGAATACGTCAGGACCAACCGCGGTAATGGACCGGTGCGATGAGCAGCCGATATTGCCGCTGATGAGTGAGATGGTCCAATCGGCAGCATCTTGCGTAGGATCGGCATTTACGCTCCAAATAGAGCGTTCCTTGAAGACGATGAGTTGATAACCAAACCAAGAGTAGAGTCCCTTGATGGGATCGCCATCGCCACCGATCCGAAGAGACCCGAGAGGATCCCAGGATTCGCCATCGAGGATATCCGAGAAGTAGAGGGTATCGGGCTGGATGGATGTATCCGCGGAAACTGCGAACAACCGATTGGTATGGGTGGTTAGATAGATCGGTTTGGCAGGAGGCGTGAGCGATACAAAGGCTTTGGCGTGAGACGAGGCGGCAGGAGAAATAGTAATCGCTGGAGCGGTCGTATAGCCGCTGCCAGGATTGGTGATCGTTATGAATACGAGATTACCATCGTTGGCAACAACAGCGGTTGCCGTAGCCGTGATGCCGCTGGGAGGGGCTGCGACGGTTATCGTTGGAATGGAGCCGTGATTCGATCCCTGATTAATGACATCGATGCGGCTGATCTTGCCGGCTGTGGTCGAGCTATTGAGATTTGCGCTTGAGACGTATTTCAGCGTTCCGAGACCGTCCGAATAAAACAATTTGTCATTTAATTGAGCAAAATAAACGTAGGAAGCGGCAGCGTTGAGCGTTGAACCCGAAATCAGGTTGTAGGAAACGCCGGGTGACCCGTAGTAGAGGCTCTTGGTGGAGGTGCTAAGGTCATTAACAGCGATGACGAGGCGTTCGGATGCGGCTGTGTCGAAGTAGAAGCCGGACAATACCGTCGCGTTGATGGGAAGATTGCTGCCGAAGTTGGAAGTCGTTGACTCCCAGTTGGTGATGATGTCCTCCCAGTTGGCGG